AATGTGATATATATATTATGTTGAGATGAGGTATTGCGTTCTCAACATCATTATTATGGAACTTAATATAGCTTATTAAAGGATATTAAGTTCCTAGATAACTAGCTTAAAGAGGAGTTAAATATGACAAATATCGATACAATTGCTGATCCATTTGGATTTTCACGTTTAACAAAAGATACAATTGGATTTGATGAAATTTTCAAACGTCTTGCACCAATTAATACAAATCTTCTAAAGACACCAACTTATCCAAATTATAACATCAAAAAAACTGGCGAGAATACATATGTAATTGAAATCGCAGTTGCTGGATTTGGTAAACAAGATATCGAACTTGTTATGGAAGAAGGTGTACTGACTATTAAAGGTCAAATCAAAACAGATGAAATGCATGATTATATTTTCAAAGGAATTGCTGATCGAGCATTTACACGAAAATTCACTCTTGCTGATACAGTTGAAGTGAAAAATGCTGATTTGATTAATGGTATGCTTAAGATTTGGCTTGAAAGATTTATTCCTGAAAATAAAAAACCAAAAAAGATTGAGATTAAAGAATCTTCAACATAAACTATATAATATGTAATTTATATCTAGAGCTAGATTCATCTAGCTCTATTTTTATAGGAGAATAACATGCCCACATTATTAAAACAAATTACAACTTTATTAAATAAAACTGTGAGTGCGGTAAAATCAACAGTAAAAGATATTTCTTCAAAAAAATCATCTCCTCCACAAGTAAATGTACCACCAACAACACCAACATCTTCAAATTTTCCACCACCAACAGAAAGACCAACTCCTAAGGAACGAACAGGAGAATAATATGAACTTTTTATTAAAATTGTATGAATTAATTCTTAATTTTATTAAACAAATACATGCTGATTCTAAAACAGAAAAGAAAAACGAATCAGAATTTCCTGTTGTAATTAAACCCCAAAAACAACAAACAACTGAATTGATCACTCAAGCTTTTGGTGTGGGTATAATCAAAGGTAAAAAATCTATTGATGATTCTGTAAATGAAAATCGACCAAACTATATGTCAGGAACAATTTCATTTGAAGGATTTAAAGACTCAACTATTAATAATATGAAATTTGATGCAGGATCAGGAGGTGGAAGTGCATACCCATCAGTTCCATATGGCACATATGTTTTGACTTCTCAGGGTGTTGGCTCTGTTATTTCCGATTATTATGAGTATAATGGTATTGATCCTAATGAAGGTGCATTTAAAACAGTTTATAATGTGGGTCGACCAGATGATATAACAGGAACAGGATATGATCCAAAAGTAGACAGAAAAAGATCACAGATTCAAATTCATTCAAATGTTAGACATGATAAATCACATCTAGTTTCAAGTGGCTGTTTAACTGTCACACCAGAAGATTATCCTGCTTTGGTAAATACAATTCAGAGTGCAATAAAAGAAACTATATATCATCGTGTAGCTTTAGTTGTTGAACCAAATGAAAACAATACTGGTTCATTTAAAATAAAGCCAATCGAATTGGCTGAAGGTCTCTGAAAGGAAAAATAAATGCCAACAGTAAATTATCAAGTAGAATTACAGAAACTATTGCAAGATAAGAAATTTTACACTGGTCCTATTGATGGAAAAGTAACTGCACAATTAATTACTGCTATTAAAGCATATTTAACCAAAAATAAAGTTGATTGTTCAGATTGGTCAGATGATAGAGTTCTAGTTGCGGGTGAACAATCATTATATGATTCAAAAAACATTGATACTGGTGAAATAGATGGATTAGCAGGTCCACAAACAAATTATGCAAGATCAGTGTATAATTCACAATTAACAACAACATTCAAAGACGTTGTTGATTCTGTTTATCCAGTGAAATCTGCATCTTCATTACAAGAAATTAATATTAATCAATTAGCATTCATTCGTGGTGTTGGTGAAACAGAAACTGGATTCTCTAAGAAAGAAGCATATTCAGAGGCATACAATCAAGAAAGCAATAATGCTAATGTAAGACAGTATGGTCAAGATGGTGCAGATTATGGATACTATCAAACAAATGCATTAGATGTTAAAGATGCTATTAGAAAAGGTGTTGATCCTAAAATTGCTGTTCACTTAAATGGTGGAGGCAAAGGTGGTACATCAAGCATTGAACAACAAACAATTGCAATGCATGAATATCTTAAGAGAAAATATCCTTCAGTGTATGAAGCACTAAAATCTGGTTCATCATCTGCATTTGAAAACATGAGACGAGCAACACAGGGGCAGTGGTTTGGGTTGAAAGATCGCCCCGATGACGCAAGGGGTGAATTCGAAAAAGCAAAAACTGGTGATTGGACTAAGATTTTCCCTGAAGTTGTTAAACAAGAGCCAGTCAAAACAAAAGTACCAACTCAAATAAAAATCATTAAACCCAATTGGCCAAAACAAGATGATTGCATGGACTTTTATGGTAATGTTGGGACAAATCAAGTTAAATGTAAAGTTCCGTTTACTATGGTTCTTGCATGGGACACAGACACAAAGTTGACAGAATATAGTTGTCATAAACTTGTTAAAGAACCTATGGAAAGAATTTGGAATCGTACATTAGAACACTATGGTTATGAAAAGATTGTTAATCTAAGATTAAATTATTTTGGTGGTTGTCTAAACGTAAGACAAATGCGTGGTGGATCATCATGGTCTATGCATTCATGGGGAATTGCAGTTGATATTGATCCAGATAGAAATCAACTCAATATGGATAGAAAAGAAGCTACATTATCTAAACCCGTATATGATAAATTCTGGCAATTTGTTTATGATGAGGGTGCTATTTCTCTAGGTATCGAAAGAGACTTTGATTGGATGCATTTTCAATTTAGTCGTTTGTAATTTTTCAGTTCGCAAATAAGAAGGATAAAAAATGAGTAGTGGTTGGATTGGTGTTGATTTAGATGGAACGTTGGCCGTATATGATAAATGGGTTGATATTACACATATTGGCAAACCTGTTCCTAAGATGCTCGAAAGAGTAAAAAATTGGATCAAAAATGGAAAAACTGTAAAAATTTTTACTGCCAGAGTTTCTAGTAATGATTCAAATTTAAATGATGAAATAGTCTCTCATATACATAAATGGTGTGAAGAAAATGGTCTTCCTGCTTTAGAAGTTACTTGTAAAAAAGACTTTGGTATGATAACGTTATATGATGATAGATGTGTTCAAGTAAGAATGAACACAGGTGAACTTGTAGAATAAAAAAAAGGATTTATTATGAAATTAGTGATTGAAAATTCTGTTACAGTTATCACACCAACTATAGGTAAACATACTCTTGGACAGGCAATTCAGTCTGTCCAAGATCAAACATATAAAAATATCAATCATCTTATTGTTATTGATGGTCCAGGATATGAAAATGAAGCCAAAAAATACATTCCATCAAATAGAAACATAACTGTCACAACAACACCATTTAACACTGGTGGTGGTGGTTTTTATGGGCATAGAATTTATGCAGCATATCCTCATCTATTGAGCACAGATTATATTCTATTTTTAGATGAAGATAATTGGTGGGATAAAAATCATGTTAAAAGTTTGATTGATATGATTGAAGACAAAAATCTAGATTGGGCATATTCTCTTAGAAAAGTGTATTCAAATAACAATTATCTAGATGATGATTGTTGTGAAAGTATTGGTAAATATCCAATCTGGTTTACATGGCCAGATAAGCTACAATATCTTATTGATACATCTTCATATTGCTTTAAAAGAGAATTTATAACTCGGGTATGTCATATTTGGCATTGGGGATGGGGTGGAGATAGAAGATTTTTTATGATTATTAAAGATACACCTGGAATGAAATATGAAACAACAGGGCTTCATACACTAAATTATAATTTACCTGATATGGAAAAAGCATATGGTGGTGATATGGAATTCTTTAAAAAAGGAAATGAAATGATTAAGAATCTTCATGGAGGCAAATATCCATGGTTACAGTGAAATTAGATCAATTACTATATGGATTCAAAAGAAATTATTCTAATGACGATGAAATTAGATTCTTTGGTACATGTTTAGCAAATCTTCAATTAACAAGATCACAAAACTTCCAAGATGTTTGGGCTCTATATGAGAATAATTTTAAACCAAATGGTTTCTTTGTTGAATTTGGTGCAACAAATGGCATAGATGGAAGTAATACATTCATTCTTGAAAAAATGTTTAATTGGAATGGCATTCTTGCAGAACCTAATCCAAATTGGCATAATGATCTCTATAAAAACAGAACAGCCAAAATTGTAACCGATTGTGTATATACTGAAACAGGTAAAATTGTTGAATTCATTGATGCAATGGATCCAAATCTATCAACAATAAATGGATTTGGTGAAAATGATGAGCATAGTATTCACAGAAAAGACGGCAATAAAATCTCTGTGAATACTATTTCGTTAGGAGACTTGCTTTCAACGGCGCCAAAAGAAATTGATTATCTTTCAATAGATACAGAAGGTAGTGAATTGACGATTCTTGAAAAATATTTTACAAATCATGCAAATGAACACAACATTAGATGCATAACAGTAGAACACAATAATGATGAAGAACTAAGAACACAAATTTATATTTTACTTGCTAAGTATGGATATGAAAGAAAATTTACAGTATTTTCCAGATGGGATGATTTCTATATTTTAAGGAACATTTAAGATGACAAAGAATTTAATTATTGGTGGCTGCTCTAATTACACTTGGAATGAATTGAAGTATTGGGTCAATTCAATCAAAAATAGTGGATTTAATGGTGATGTTGTTCTAGTTGGAACAAATATTAAAAAAGAAACTATTGACAAACTAACATCACTTGGTGTAAAATTATCTCTCTATGGAAATAAAACAGAATCTGGTGATGTTGAATCAAAAGGAGGACTACCACCACATGTAGAGAGGTTTTTTTATATTTGGGATTATCTACAAAAGACTAAAGAGAAATATAATTATGTCATCACCACAGATACACGAGATGTCATCTTTCAAAAAGATCCAAATGAATGGTTAGAAAATAATATGAAGTTTCATGAGATTGTTGCTTCATCTGAGGGCATGAGATATAAAAATGAACCTTGGGGAAATAAGAATCTTTTTCATGCATTTGGTGGATATTTTCATAATATTATGAAAAATAATATGATTTATAATGTTGGTGTAATTGCTGGAACACAAGATCAAGTTAAAAGTTTATTGCTTATGATTTTTCAGTTAAGTCTTGGAAGACCCATTCAAATAGTGGATCAAGCTGTTTATAATTTTATTTTGACTATTCCTTCAATCAACAAAGAAACATTTTTCACTGGTCCATCAGATACTTGGGCAATTAATTTAGGAACAACACATGAAGCTGTAAAAGCTGGATCGGGCGATCTTGGTGCACAAGCATTAAGTAATCCTAATGGAATGAAAGAATATCTTATGAATTATGAAGATATTCAACCAAAATTTTTAGATGATGGTTCAGTTGTTAATAATATTGGTAATAAGTATACATTAGTACATCAATGGGATCGAGTTCCCGAATTAAAGAAAAAAATTGAAAAACTTTATGACGAAAGCAACATAATTCATTATTCAAGTTGAGGTGTATTAATTATGATTAATCCAGATTTTTTTACTATTAAACAATCACAAGAAATGGGAACATGGCCACCAAGTAATTTGGTGGCTCATGGTATATCGCCTTATATTGGTAGACATAAGAAAGGTGATCTTGTCATATTGGATGTTGGTGTCATGAAAGGTGAAAATGCTTTCATGCTTCTGTCTAATGATACCAAGAAAAAGATCAAAATGGTCTATGGTGTCATTTCTTATGGCAAAGATGCTCCAGATTATATAAACATTCTCCTTGAAAATATGAAAGATGAGAGTAGATTTATTGTAGAAGTCGCTGAAAACAGAAAAGCTGACGTTGTTTGTATTCATGCTCAGAGTGATCTATATAACAATCTTCATAAGTATTATGATATGGTCGAACATGGTGGAATCTTCTGTGGCAATGAACATGGATCAACACATGTAAAAGAACAACTCAACAAATTTAGGCGTGAAAAGAAAATTGGAACACCAATTAATGTTGCTAATGATACATATTTTTGGTATGTGAGGTAATTATGAAAAAGACAGCCCTTGTATTAGGAGCCGGTGGATTTATTGGTCATCATATGGTCAAGAGATTGAAAGATGAAGGTTATTGGGTCCGTGGTATTGATTTAAAATATCCTGAATTTGAAAAGACTGCTGCCGATCATTTTGTATATACTGATCTTAGAGTACCAAGAAATGTTTATGAAAGTATTTCTTATGCTGGATGTGTAAGAAATCCATATCAAACACATGCAATGCAATTTGATGAAACATTTGATGAAATTTATCAGTTTGCAGCTGACATGGGTGGTGCAGGCTATGTTTTTTCTGGTGATAATGATGCAGATATTATGCACAATTCATCAATGATCAATTTAAATCTTTTAGATGGAGTTGTTAAATATTCACAAGTGAAAGATAGAGTCAAAAAGTTACCTAAAATCTTTTATTCATCTTCTGCATGCATGTATCCAGAGCATAATCAATTAGATCCTAATAATCCTAACTGTGAAGAAAGTTCTGCATATCCTGCAAATCCAGATAGTGAATATGGATGGGAAAAACTGTTCTCGGAAAGACTATATCTTGCTTATCATCGCAATTATAATATACCTGTAAGAATTGGTAGATTCCATAATATCTATGGACCTTATGGTACATGGAAAGGAGGTAAAGAGAAAGCACCTGGTGCTATTTGCCGTAAAGTTATTCAATCAAATGGTGATATTGAAATTTGGGGAAATGGAAGTCAAACTAGATCGTTCTTATATATTAATGATTGTATTGATGCTGTTAGATTGTTGATGAAATCTGATTTTATGGGACCAGTTAATATTGGTTCAGAAGAAATGGTAACAATCAATCAATTGGTCGATTTAGCTTGTGAAATTGATCATAAGACTTTAAAGAAAGTTTATATTCCTGGACCAACTGGTGTTCATGGTCGAACATCTCATAATAAGCTAATTGAAGAAAAATTAGGATGGAAACCAAAATATACTCTCAAAGAAGGTTTAACTTTGACATACAAATGGATAGAAAGTGAGAATGCAAATGGATAAACTTGTTCTTGGATTTACAGATACTTTTGGTGGTGCCGAAAATTTTTTTACTAAAATTCTCTCAGAGAAATATGAAATAATCAGGAATGATGAAAATCCTGATTATCTTATTTTTGGTGATAGAAATTTTGGTGAAAACAATTTAAAATATGACGCAAATAAATGCGTCAAAATTTTCTATACAGGTGAAAATCAAAGACCAAATGATTATAAATGTGAATATTCAATAAGTTTTGATCATGATATTATGAATGGTAAAAATTATAGATTACCATTATATGTACTTTATGATTATGATAATCATTTTAGAACAGTTCCAGTTCCAAACATAGACACTATTCATAGAGAAATTTCAGAGTTGGATGAAGAAAAAGGATTCTGTTCATTTGTCGTTAAAAATGGAGGATGTGAAAAACGCAATCAATGGTTTCATAAGCTGAATGATTATAAACCAGTTTCTTCTGGTGGACCACTGTTCAATAATATTGGTTATATCTTATCAAGAGGTGAAGATGGAATAGCAGAAAAGATTAAATTTCTCAATGCTCATAAATTTAATCTCTGTTTTGAAAATTCTAGCTATCCTGGATATGCAACCGAAAAGTTATATGAAGCATTATGTGCAAAAACAATTCCTATTTATTGGGGATCGCCAACAATAGAATGTGACTTTAATCCTAAAGCTTTCTTAAATTGGCATGATTATCAAGATGATGATTTGTTTTTTGAAGTAATTAAAGAAGTTGATGAAACTCCTGAATTATATGAAGAAATTTATCTTCAAAATCCATTTAATAATTATGAACATTCGAATAAATTCTTTGAAAAAGATTTGTTTATTAATTGGTTTGATAAAAATGTATATAGAGGTTTATTAAATGAATAAAGCATTGATTATTACTCCAACTGGAACTGATTATTTCCTTGATGATGCATATGATAAAGAAAATCATTGGAGATTCACCAAACATGAAAGAACATATGAAACATGTGTTGTTGTCTTCAATGATTATCAACCTGATCCAGGAACATATGACTACATCATTCGCAAGAAAGGATTGAAGTGGAATCTAATACCAGAAGTATGTAAGATCATCAACTGGCAAGAATATGACTATATTGGATGCTGGGATGATGATTATGTAACAGATATTCAGTCAGTTAATAAAGCATTGAATATGGCACGACAATTTGACTTCCGTCTTTTTCAACAATCATTGACTTCATGGACAGTTTATCCATGTCTCGAACAAAACAAAGACTATATATTCAGTGAGACAAATTTCATAGAACTTGGTGTACCATTTTTTAGAAATGATATATTCAGAAAAGTTCTAAGATTTTTGAATGACTATAAGTATGAAAAATCTGATTGGGGAATTGATAAAGTTCTATGTTATTATCTTCAAGCAACAGCACATGTTATTCATGATGTATCAATTAAGCACATGAGACGTGAGAGTTCATATTCTAAAGATGATGGATTTAGAGAAATGAAATATTTAATGAACGATTTCTTCCCCAAATATATGAAAGAAAAATTCAATATCGACTATTCATCGATTGATATGGATAAACAACAAACTCTTAGAGGATACAAATAATGATTCGTGATTTAGATAAGTATAAAATTAGTGAAACATATGACGAAGGTTATCCATTTAAACATGTTGTCATTGACGATTTCTTTTTACCAGAAGTTGCGGATAAATTGTCCGAAGAATTTCCAGATTATAATGACACGTCACTTAACAATCTAAACAATCCATTAGAAAATAAAAAATCTAATAATCATTGGGATAGATTTCCATCATGTACATATCGTGCTTTCATGGAATTAGGCAAAGAAAAATTTCTAGATTTTATGAAAGTATTATCTGGATCAAATGATCTTGTTTTGGATTATGGATTAAATGGTGGTGGCTGGCATATGCATAGTCGAGGTGGCAATAATAATGTGCACCTAGATTATAATTTACATCCTAAAATGTGTATGCAAAGAAAATTAAACATCATTGTTTATCTCAGTAAAGATTGGAAAAAAGAATGGGGCGGTGGTTTGGAATTATGGTCTCATAATGCAACTATTAACAAGCCACTAAGATGTGAAAAGACGGTTGACATTGTGTTCAATCGTGCTATAATTTTTGATACTACACAAAATTCCTGGCATGGTCTTCCAACTCCCATTGAATGCCCTGAGGGTGTTATTAGAAAAAGTATTGCTGCATATTATTTGCATCCTGCGCCAGCAGTAACAGAGAAAAGAATGCGTGCGTATTTTGCTCCACGAGAGAATCAAAAGAATGATCCTGCAATTGAAGAATTGATTAAAAACAGGGCAACTGTGGGTTATTTTCATACAAAATAAATTTAAAAGGATTTTATAATGACAAAGGTACTTCTAACTGGCGGAGCTGGTTTTATTGGTCACCATATGATCGAGATGATTTTAAATAATACAGATTGGGAAATTGTATCGCTTGATAGACTTGATTATTCTGGTAATTTAAATAGACTTGATAATGTCGTATCTTCTTTCCCTAAAGAAGAAAGAAAACGTGTTAGAGTTGTATTTCATGATCTAAGAGCAGAAATTAATTCCCTTCTTAAAAATATGCTAGGTGAATTTGATTATATTATTCATCTAGCAGCATCAAGTCATGTTGATCGCTCCATTACACATCCAATGGAATTTGTGATGGACAATGTTGTTGGAACATGTAATATTCTCAATTTTGCTCGTGAACAAAAAGACTTGAAGCGATTTGTTTATTTTTCGACAGACGAAGTATTTGGTCCTGCGCCAAATGGTGTCAACTATAAAGAATATGACAGATATAATTCAAGTAATCCATATTCTGCATCTAAAGCAGGTGGAGAAGAATTGGCTGTAGCTTTTGAGAATACATATAAACTTCCTGTGTTTATTTCTCATACGATGAATGTCTTTGGACCCAGACAGCATCCAGAAAAATATATTCCTATGTGTATTAGAAAAGTAAGAGATAATGATACTGTTTATATTCATTCTGACAACACAATGACTATTCCAGGATCAAGATTTTATATTCATGGATCCGATGTTGCCGATGCAATTTATTTTCTTTTAAATCTAAATGAAGAACAACTTAAACTGGTCTATAAACCAGATTTTGGTGGTGCTAAATGCCCTAAGTTTAATGTTGTAGGTAAAGAAGAAATCAACAATCTTCAATTAGCCAAATATATTGCAGAATGTCAAAATAAAGACCTTAAATATGAAATGATTGATTTTCATTCTTCAAGACCAGGGCATGATTTACGTTATGCGTTATCTGGTGAATTTATGAAAAGTCTTGGTTGGCAACCCAAATATACGCTTCGAGAACGTATTAAAGAAGTTGTGGATTGGTCATTAAAGAATCCAGATTGGATTAATGTGTAAAGGAATACAGTATGATATTTGTGAATAACGTTATGCAACTAAACTATTGTTTAGCTTGTGGCTCCGAGAATTTAAAGCTTACTCTTGATCTAAACACACAACCATTAGCAAACTCATATAAGTTAACGAAAGATGAGAAGCAAGAAGAATTTCCTTTAGCAATTAATCGTTGTAGTGATTGTTTTCATGTTCAACTCACACATGCAGTTAATCCTGATCTAATGTTCAAAGATTATTTGTATGTATCTGGAACAACACAAACAATGAAAGATCATTTTAAATGGTTTACAAATTATACTATCGAGTATTATAAATTACAAAATCTAATTACTCCATATTCTGTTTTAGATATTGGATGCAATGATGGAACACAGCTTGATTTTTATAAAGAAAAAGTGATGCTGACTTATGGTGTTGATCCAGCAGAAAATTTATATGAAAAATCATCTAAGAAACACAAAATATATCCTACATTTTTTGATTTAAATTTTGTTATGGATTTTCTAAGAAATAATAATATGCAAAATCTAGACATCATAGTTGCGCAAAATGTGTTTGCACATAACTATGATCCCAAAGGATTTTTGACAGCAGCCAGAAATCTTATGACTGAAAATTCACTTCTATTTGTTCAAACATCACAAGCTGACATGATTAAAAATAATGAATTTGATACAATATATCATGAGCACATTTCATTCTATAATATCAATTCGATGAATGAATTATGTAAAAGATCATGTATGTATATTGTTGATGTTATTAAATGCCCTCTCCATGGTAATAGTTATATTTTTGTAATCTCTAAAAACAAAAATATGTCACGACCTGCCAATATTGCAAATCATATTGCAATGGAAAAAAAGGCAGGATTATTGAGTGAACAAACATATATTAATTATGCTCAAAATTGTCAAAACATTAAACAGAAATTGAAAGACACTATTCATGCATACAGAGCAGTAGATAGACATGTAAAAGTTGTTGGATATGGTGCTGCTGCTAAGGGCATGACATTATTAAATTATGCACAAATTGACCTCGATTGGATTGTTGATGATAATCCTCTTAAGCAAAATAGATTTACTCCAGGTCAAAGTATTCCTATTTTTGGATCAGATAGTATTAAAAACAACGATAATATTCTTTTCATTCCTTTAGCATGGAACTTCTTTGATGAAATTAGAACAAAAATTAAATCACTAAGACCAAATGTTGATAATCAATTTATTACATACTTTCCCAAAGTAGGATTCTCACAATGAGGAATAGAGCATATTATCACACATTTTTAGATGATTATTTTTCTTGGGCACACATTATGACAAATCAATTTTGTCTTATGGAAAAGAATCATCTATTAGAAAACATAGATATGATGAAGATAACAGCAATCTGTAAGAATGACAAAAGGGCAGAAATCTTCCAAAAATTGTGTGCTACATTTCCAGTCAATATTCAAATTGAACTTATTGAAAGTAAATATAAAAATGATTTTGAAATGTTGGAAGACTGGTCGCATTTGCAAGGAGATGCAGTAAAACCTTTAAGTGAGACACACACACATGCTAAAATTTTTGATGATTGTAAAACTGAAGATTTGAATGTTTTATATTTCCATGCTAAAGCAATTACCTCAGTATCAAATTGTTTAATTAAACATGGTCATGCATCAAAATTTAAAAATAGACACTTATGGAGACAATTACTAAATTTTGGCACATTAACTTATTGGAATATGTGTGTTGAACAACTAGTGGAAAATGATGCGGTTGGTGTTGATTATCAAACATCTCCACCACATTTTAGAGGAGGATTCTGGTGGTCAAAATCAAGTCATATTAGAGAATTGCCTGATCCAAGAGATGATTCCTGGTGGTTAAATTTTAAAGCTCAAGCAACCGAACATTGGTATCAAAATTTATCAAATCGATTTAGAGATGAGTTTTGGATTTGTTCAAAAAAAGATACTAAAGCATTTAATATAGTCAAAAATGAAGGATATTATGTAGAAAATGACATATGATGGAATATTTTTAATTACATCTGCGCTTAGAACAGCGGATCATTTAACAAAATACAACAAAGAAGAAAGATATAATCAAACCATCAAAACAATAGAATCAATTAAAAAATATGGTCCATCAAATTCAACTATGTATTTAATTGAAGGATCAGCTGAAAATCCTGATGAAGATAAGCTAAAGAATATTGAATCTATGGGAGTTCACATTTTTAAAGCATATGAACATCCAGATGTTAGAAATTATGCAATGCAAGGAGCTAAAATATTTATTGAAAATCTTTGTCTTTATCGATTCTTTGAATGGTTTATGAAGAATCCAGTTAAAGCCAAACGTATATATAAAATATCAGGTAGATATGAATTAAATGAAAACTTTAAACCTGGTTTTGAATATAAAGATTCTTTTGTCTTTCTTAAGTCATTTGACAGTTGGATGCCAATTGAAAATCAAGAATTTGCAGATGCTAAAAAGTTTTATGAAACAAGATTATATCATATGGATTACTCTTTATTAAATACATATGTGAATAATCTTGTTTGTATGATTGACGCATCACTCAAATATAATATCAATGTCGAACATTCAATGTATAAATGTTTAAATGGTCAAAATGTAATTGAATTAGATAAAATAGGAATTAGTGGTTTTGTCTCACCTTCTGGAGAATATAAGAATGAATGATTTTATTAAGTATGATACAAGTAGTGGAGAAGTATCATATGTTAACAGCTATAATTGTTCTGGCGAAGGAATTATAGACCTAATTAAAAATGTGAAAAATCCAATCGGAATAGAAATCGGATCAGATGTTGGTGAAACAGCTTCATATTTACTAGAAACACGAAAAGATTTATTCTTGCATTGCATCGATCCATATGAAACATATATTGATTGGAATGGCAATAATCTAAATGATAGAGAAGCTGTATTAAAAACATTTGTCGAAAAAATGAAACCATACGAAGATAGATATGATCTTCTAAAAATGAAATCTGATAGAGGAGCTAAACAATTTTTTGATGATTCTGTTGATTTTGTGTTTATAGATGGTCTTCATGAATATGAACAAACACTTAGAGATTGTTTAAATTATTGGCCAATTTTAAAGTCTGGTGGATTATTTTGTGGGCATGATTATAATACTATTCCAGGTGTTAATAAATCAGTTAATGAATTTGCAAATCGAGTTAATAAACAAATTTTAACCACAACAAATGATGTTTGGTATTTTTACAAATAATAGGATATAAAATGGAAAAAGGTTTAGTTATACTAGAAACTGAAATTGTTCAACGTGAATGGGATAAAAGATGGGAACAAATAGCTAAAATTATGGACTATGAAAATTCATATACATATTTAAATGAGTATGGAATTAAAATGACACTAATCCCTGAAAAATGGATTACAATAGCAGTTTATGATTATTTAATGGAGATTGTAGAATAATGACAAAGAACATCAAACTAATTAAATTGATTACGGGCGAACAGATTATGGCAGAAGTTGCTGAAAACACTTCAATAGCATTGAAAGTTAGTAATCCAACTCTTATTGTTGTATTACCATCTAAGAATAATTCACAACAGCCGTCTATTGGTTTAGCTCCCTGGGCAGAATTTTCGGACGACAAAGAGATTTCAATTGACAAACTTCACGTTATTGCTATAATGAATCCAATCAAGGATTTCATTGAACAATACAATAGGATTTTCAGTAAGATCATTACACCATCACCATCTGCTCTTATTTTTCCAACGTAAGGAATTTATATGCAAGAATTTTATACTAATGTTCAAACTTATGGTTCACGTATTTTGTACAGAGGTGTTAAAAATGGCAAAAAAATTAAAGAAAAAATCGATTATCATCCAACATTATTTGTATCTTCTCCAAAATCAACTAAATTTAAAACATTAAAGGGAGAATATGTATCTGAGATTACACCCGGCAATATTCATGATTGCCGGGATTTTGTTGAAAAATATAAAGATGTTAATAATTTCAAAATTTATGGAATGCAGAAATATGAGTATGCTTTTATTTCAGATCAACATGTAGATGATGTTGGTTGGGATAGAGAACATATTACTATTTGCAATATTGACATTGAAGTTGGTTCGGAAAATGGATTTCCTGAACCTTCTACTGCTTTTGAACCTATTATTGCAATTACAATGAAAACACAAGACAAATTTATCGTGTTTGGTTGCGGTGAATTTAATAATAAAAGAAATGATGTTCGATATGTAAAATGTTTTGATGAAATTGATTTGATTAAACGATTCATTGATGAATGGTCAGGAAATTATCCAGACATCATTACTGGTTGGAATGTAAAGTTTTTTGATATTCCATATCTAGTGAATCGTATTACTAAATTATTAGGTGAAGAATTTGCCAAAAGACTGTCGCCATGGAATATTATGAATGAACGTAATGTTATTATTATGGGGCGTGAACAAAGAACATATGTACCATTAGGTATTGGTGTCCTTGATTATATTGAATTATATAAGAAGTTTGCCCCTGGTGGAACATCACAAGAATCATATAAGTTGGATAACATATGTCATGTTGAATTAAATGAACGTAAAATGTCATATGAAGAATATGGCAGTCTTCATACATTGTATCGCGATAATTATCAAAAGTTCATTGAGTATAATATTCGAGATGTTGAACTTGTGGAGAAACTAGACGATAAGTTAAAGCTTATCGATCTTGCATTAACTCTTGCTTATGATTCAAAGACAAATTATGAGGATGTGTTTCAGCAAACAAGAATGTGGGATGCACTAATTTACAATCATCTCAAAAGAAAAAATATAGTCATTCCTCCTATCGAAAAACATAGTAAAGATTCAGCATATGTTGGAGCATATGTCAAAGATCCAATTATCGGTCTTCATAAATGGATTGCATCTTTTGATTTAACATCACTTTATCCACACTTGATAATTCAGTTCAACATATCACCAGAAATGTTGATTGAACCCGAAGAATATACAGAGTACATGCGATCTCTTGTTTCCAAAGGAATTACGGTGGATGATCTATTAATGGGTCATATAGACACTTCCAGACTTATTAATGAATCATGCACCCTAACTCCAAATGGTCAATTCTTTCGCACAAAGGAACAAGGATTTCTCGCTAAATTAATGGAAGATATGTATGATGATCGTGCTGCATATAAAAAGAAAGCAATTCAAGCAAAGAAGGATCTAGAGAAAGAGACTGATCCACTAAAGAGAATTGACATCCAAAAACAAATTGCAAGATATAATAATCTGCAATTATCGAAGAAGGTGTGTCTCAATTCAGCCTACGGTTCAATCGGCAATCAGTATTTTAGATTCTTTGATATTCGTCAGGCATCAGCAATTACAACATCTGGTCAATTAGCTATTCGTTGGATAGAAAAGAGACTTAATGAATATCTAAATAAATTATTAGGAAACACAGATAAGGATTATGTAATTGCATCAGATACGGACTCAATTTATCTCTCTCTTGATGAACTTGTGGGCAGAACTATTATTGAAAAGAATCCAAATATTGAAACAAGAGAAGTCATCCAATTCTTGGACAAGGTATGTGAAACTAAAATACAACCATTTATTAACAAATCTTATAACGAGCTTGCTAAATATACTAATGCCTATCAACAAAAAATGATAATGAAACGAGAAGCACTTGCCGATAAAGGCATTTGGACAGCAAAGAAACGTTATATTCTCAATGTTTATAATAATGAAGGAGTTGAATACACTAAGCCCAATGTAAAAATTATGGGGCTAGAAATGATTAAATCATCAACACCAACAGCATGTCGTGAAAAATTAAATGAATCTATTGATGTTATTCTCAATGGTAACGAGAATGACATGATTGAATTCATCAATAAATTTAAAAAAGAATTCAATACACTAGACCCAGCAGACATTGCATTTCCTCGTGGAGTTAATGGTATAAATCATTATACAGATAAACAAACTAATATGTTTAATAAGGGTACACCAATTCATGTTAGAGGTTCTATTCTGTATAATTTTCATATAGAAAAGAAAAAGTTAAGTAAGAAATATGCCAAAATAAATGAAGGTGAAAAAATTAAATTCATATATCTTATTGAACCAAATCCAATACAAAGTAATGTCATATCGTTTCAACAAGTAATACCAAAAGAGCTTAATTTGATTCAGTATATCGATTATGACACACAATTTGAAAAATCATTTCTAGATCCACTCAAGATTATTTTGAATTGCATAGGATGGAAAACTGAAAAAACATCTTCTTTGGAGGATTTCTTTAATTAGAAGGAAACATTTCATGTGCTATCCAGAATACGAAGATTATTATGTAAAAACAGCAGAAGAAGTGAAAACCTTTACCGAAAAAATAATTGCTTGGAAAAACAACAAACAGTTATTATTTCCTGATGATGTATTAAATATGCTTATTGATTGTAAGTTGATTAATGAGTATGAAGTGAAAGAAATAATTGACAAAAAACCACTTGACATTTCACTGCCAACCAAGTATGATTACTGCCAATAGACCCGTAGCTCAATGGTAGAGCCGGCTGCTCATAACAGCTTGGTTGCAGGTTCGAGTCCTGCCGGGTCTACCAAAATCTTAAAACTTTAGATGGATAACAATTTATGTCAGATATGTTTTCAACACTGTTAAAAGAAACAGATAATGAATATGCGTGCATCGCTGATGATGGTATCGAAGCTGGTGATATTACAGGATATATTAGTACAGGATCATATCCATTAAATGCTCTTATGTCTGGTTCAATCTATGGTGGTTTTCCAGCAAATAAAGTAACAGCACTAGCAGGTGAACCTTCTACAGGTAAAACATTTTATGCAATCAATATCTGTCGAGAATTCTTAAAAGCAAATCCAAGTGGATTTGTTTTTTATTTTGAATCCGAATCTGCAATCTCAAAGCAAATGCTTGCTGATCGTGGTGTTGATACCAAAAGGGTTGGTATTATTCCAGTTGC